TTTGTTGGAAGACACATCGGTGAATCAAACACTAAGCAAGAAGCCATACTCGCTGGAGTCGCGTACTACACCAACGACTCGAGCGGAATGGCGCAGTTCAAATGGAAGGAGGCCAAGCCGTGAGCGAAACGCCGAGAACCCAAGCTGAGGTGAACCGGCAGAAATGCTGGTCCGATGACCTCATCACCGTAGACGCGAACTTCGCTTGCCAACTAGAACGCGAACTCAACGCAGCGAACGAATCGTTCAGGAAGCTGAACATACACGCTCTCGATCTTGCTGCTCGCATCCAGCGGCTGGAGGAAGCTGGTGATGCACTAAAATCAGCAGGGTACTTCGGTGGATGGGCCGATGCGGTCAACAAATGGAACAAAGCCAAAGAGGCCAAGCCGTGAGCGATAAACACACGATGCCATCGCACCTCTACAAGCTGGAGAAGGATGTGATGGAACTCAAAGCCTGCAACGAATACCTCAGGCAGAAGCTCGGGCAGCGCGACGACCGCATCCGGCACCTGATCCGGCTGGGGCTGAAAACCACAAGGCCGGAGGCTCTGGACCAATGGCAGGAGGAGGAGGAGCTGTGAAGCTGCACGAACTACCGCCCGACCACCCGGCCCGCAACACGGCCATCCGGGACCTAGATGTCAGGACGGTCTGCCGCCACACCGGCGCCAGGCGAGATCCGCGGACCTGGAAGATCCAGGCCGACACCTACAACCGGCTGTCCGAGACTTGGAAGAACAACTTCGACTGGGTGCTCAACAACCAGAAACCATGAACGAAACCACCGTGAACAAAGTGAGGAAGCTAGGCACCGGGCAGTATCAACTCACCCGGAAGGAAGCGGGCGAGGCCTACCGGGCCGCCCGGGCGCACAAGGTCAAGGGCGACATCGCCGCCTGGAAACGCCCGAAGAGCCGGAGGGGCAGCAAGTGAACATCACAGACCGAGACGTGGCCCGGATCATGGTCGAGTACGGAGGCAGCTTCGTATCGAAGCTCGGAGCCGCAGCGCTGGCCGCGGACCCCACCAACCTGAGAACGATCCGGGAGGCATTCCCGGAATACTGGGCGAACTACCTGCGCATGGCGCAGCAGCTTTTCGAGGTCGAAAGACAGGCCTCGGCAAAACAAAACAACAACAACACAACCAAGTAAGACGACATGATCATCAGCAGCAAAGGTGGCGGCAAGGACTACGCTCCATGCCCCGAGTATACAGGCCGGGCAGTCTGTGTGGACGTCAGCCCGCTCAAGGAGTACGAGACGCAGTTCGGAGTGAAGAAGAAGTTCAAGCTGGCATTCGAGATCGACCTCCCGGACGACAGCCGGGACCCGGTGCAGCCCTGGGTGGTGCTTACCAAGCCCATGGTCCCGAGCCTGCACGAGAAGGCGGCGCTGACCGCCTTCCTCAAGGACTGGTTCGGCCGCAAGCTGACCGAAAAGGAGACCGTGACATTCGACATGGAAAGCCTGATCGGCCGACCGGCCAACCTGATCATCGTCCATGAGCAGAGCCAGGACGGGACCAAGACCTACGCCAACATACGCCTGATCACCCCGCAGAAGTCGGGTGAACCGCTGGAGCCCTCCGGCCTGTGGGTCCGGTTCCAAGACCGCCCGCCTCGGGAGGACGACAAGGCCAAGACCGTGGCGCCGGCCACCGCGGCGCCGGTGAAGCTGGGAGAGGTCAAGGTGCACGTCGGCAAGTTCCGGGGCACTCCGCTGGCCGACCTCACCGAGGATGCGGTGCGCGGGCTGGGCGAGCATTGGCTGCCAAAGGCCAAGGCCTCGAGCAGCAAGACGCCCGAGGACATCATGCTGATCGCGGCGCTGACCAAGCGCCTCGAGGAGATCAAGGCCAGCAGCCTGCCCGACTTCGACGACGTTCCCTTCTGAGCCATGAGCACCACCAAGCCTAGGATGAAGCTTATCCAGATGGTCCCGGAGGTTGTCCGCCTCCGGGCCGAGGGCTGCACCCTGCAGGACATCGGCGCCCGGTTCAACTTGAGCCGACAGCGCATCAACCAGATCGAGAAGGCCGCCCAGAAGCACGAGCACATCCTGCGTGTCTGGGGATTCCCGTTCTCTGTTCGCACCTTCAACATCATCGAGCGGCTGGCGATCAAGAATCGCGAGGATGCGCTCGAGCTATACCAGGCAGGGCACCTCCACCCCAACGTGGTCACCGGCTTCGGCTGGATCAGCTACAAGGAGATTTGCGAGTGGCTCGAGGTGCCGATGCTGAAGAAACGGCCCAAGCAGGTGAAGTACTGCCCGCATTGCGGGAAAGAGCTCTAAGACAATTTGCCGGGACTGTTTGCCCGGCGGTTCATGGTATCAGCGGGGGGTGCGCATCCGCGGAACACACGCACATCAACACCTTCACACGTAAGACATCATGCCCACTTATCCCACCATCTACTTCGACATCGAGACCGGGCCGCTGCCTGCCAGCGAGCTGGTCATCCCGCCCTTCAACCCTGCCGACGTGAAGCTCGGCAACATCAAGGATCCCGACAAGATCGCCGCCAAGATTCAGGCAGCCGAGGAAAGCCACGCGGCCGACTACATCAAGAACGCCGCCCTCGACGCTCTCAGCGGCCAGGTGCTCTGCATCGGCTACCGCATCGACCATGACCAGCCCGCGGTGCTCTGCTCGGACGCCGATGGGGAGGCAGCCATGCTCCGGCAGTTCTGGGCCCTACTGAAGCCGACCAACGACAGCCGCTACCCGCGAATGGTCGGGTTCAACATCAAGCCATTCGACCTGCCGTTCCTATTCAAGCGGTCATGGAAGCATCGCATCGTCCCGCCCTACTGGCTGCGCCAAGGCCGCTATTGGAACGACCTGGTGGTCGACCTGCGCGAAGTCTGGCAGCTCGGGGACTCAAGAGCCCATGGCAGCCTGGCAGCGATCGCCCGGCACCTAGGGCTGGGAGAGAAGGCCGGCAACGGCGCCCACTTCCATGAGCTCTGGCAGACCGACCGCCAGGCAGCCATCAACTACTGCCTGCGCGACGTGCAGCTCACCCAGCAGGTGGCCGACATCCTCATCAACAGCTACTGATGCTATGAGCGAAGACAACATTGAAATCTTCCCAATTCACAAGCAGGACTGCCCAGACGAGCTGCTCAAAAAATACAACGGGAGCCATGCATTGGCCAAAGCGTGTTACGATCCGTTCGACTATGCGCTCAAACTAAGGACGGGTGAGGTGATCAGATTTGAATCTGCAAGGTTGATCAGCCCTGAGTGGATACACATTGAGCTAAGGCCAGAAGACCAGATCGTTGAGAAGCGCGTCCCTTACATTGCTGATCGTGGTATCGACATCCGTATCGCCGACATCGTCTGGGTCATGGATGCTCCAATGGGAAGCTGATGAATCCAATCCCAGACAACCTGTCGCCCGAGGCCGCCTACCGCTACCAGGAGCGCCTGGGCATCCTCTGCGGCTCGGATGAGCCCACCGAGGAGCAGCACAGCCTGGCCCTGCTGGAGGCGCTGCAGTACGACCGCCAGGAAGCGCTCGACAGTAAGAAGGCTGGCAGCTAGGGAACAGCACGTCGACGTGAGCTGTGAGAGGTGAGCGTCGAGGCATCTAGAGAAAACCATGTTCGATCAATTTGACCCCGTCCGTATCGTGCACGTCGCGTTGTTTCTCCGCGATACCTCACCTCGATGCGTGGCGGGGTTTTCTGTTTGAGACATGAAAGAGACCAAGCAAAAAAACCGGGCGCCAGCTTTCCAATTCTACGCTGACGACTTCCTGGCAGGCACCATGACCATGACCAACGAGGAGCGAGGCGCCTACATCTCGCTGCTGTGCCTCCAATGGTCAAAAGGCTTTGTAACCGAGCTCGACATTCAGAGGATGTGCCTCGGTATGCCAACGCATTGCCAAGGCATATGCCAAAGCAAGTTCGAGGTCGGCGAGGATGGAAACTACAGGAACAGGCGTCTTGAGAAGGAACGCACCAAGCAAAAGGAAAGAAGCGAAAAACAAAGAGATAACGCCAATCTCAGGTGGCAGAAAGATGCCAACGCAATGCCAACGCATATGCCAGAGGATACCAATGACGATGCCAGCCCGATACCAGAATCATGCTTTCCGTCTCCATCTCCTAATAAAGATACTAAGACACCGAAGTCCGAGTGGGAGGTTGCCCATGGCGTTGAGCTCCCGGAAGCCTTGCGCACCCAGAACTGCCTCGAGGCAGTCCGGCTGTGGCTACGGTACAAGTCGGAGAAGCGTGAGGCCTACAAGAAGACCGGGCTGACTGCAGCCATGACCAAGTGGGCCAGAGAGTTCACTCCTTCGGAGTTCCCATCGATCGTGGAACACTCGATTGCATCGGGCTGGAAGGGAATCTACCGCCCGGCCGGGCTGTCCACCGGAGAACAGAAGCCCCAGGCCAAGAAGGAACTGGACTGGAGGGATTCGGTGTGAGCGACGTCTACTTCCCGAAGGACGACGAGCTGGGGATGATAGGCGCCTGCCTCACCGGCTCCATCGACACCTGTTCGGATGCCCTATCCGAGATCCGCAGCGACTGGATCACCCAGGACAGCCTCCGGCTGACCTTCGACTGCATCCGCAGCCTGGTCCAAGCCAACAAGCAGCCTGCGCTCGCAGACCTCGGGAAGGAATGGAAGAAGGCCTACGGCCAACTTCCGATCCCATTCGATGCCTGGAATCAGGCCATGGAGGCCTGCCCATCGCCCGCGAACCTGCCGTACTTCATCAAAGGCATCACCGAGGCCACCCATCGTCGCCAGCTCAGAGACGCTGGGGAGCGTCTGATACGGGAGTCCGCTGTCCTGACCCTCCAGCCGGATCAAATCGTCTCCAATGCCGAAGCAGGGCTCGCCATTGAGGTCTCCCGTGAGACCCTCTCAACCTCGAGGCAGGTCGCAGGCAGCTTCATCGACCAGATGCAGGACAGGTTCAACCGGAAGGGCAGTCTTTCGGGCATCGCCACCGGCTTCCATTGGCTGGACCACAAGACCGACGGTCTGCAGCTCCGGGAGATGGCTATCATGGCAGCCCGCCCCAGCATCGGGAAGACAGCCATCGCCATCGCCATCGCGCACAAGGCAGCCGTCCAGGACAAGGTCCCCACCCTGTTCGTAAGCCTGGAGATGTCGAAGGAGGCCATCTTCAGAAGGACGGTGGCCACCATAGGCAGCGTCTCGATGCAGAGCCTCAAGAGCGGCAACCTCTCCGAGGGAGACATGAGGTCGATGATGGCAGCCTCGGGCAAGATCAGCGGCAGTCCGCTCTACTTCCTCGACGGCTCCAGCAGCCACAGCATCGCCAGCATCACAGCCAACGTCAGGCGTGCCGTCAGGAAGCACCAAGTACGCCTGGTGATCGTCGACTACCTGCAGAAGGTGAAGGCAGCCGACCGCTCGGAGAAACGTACCTACGAGATCGCCGAGGTCTCAGGCAAGCTCAAGGACATCGCAGTCCAGACAGGAGTGGCCATGCTGTGTTTGGCACAATTGAACCGCGAGAACGAGAAGGACAAAGGCCGTCAGCCCCGACTCACCGACCTAGCAGACTCCGGGCAGATCGAAAGAGATGCCGACCTGGTCATGCTGTTGGACCGTGACAGGAAGGAAGCTAGCGGTGAGGCTTCCATCATCATCGCAAAACAAAGAGACGGCGAGTGTGGCCTCGTCAAACTACACTACGAAGGCCAGTACTGCCGTTTCTCAGATCCAACCCCAGACTTCTGATACATGAGGCAGCCATACGAAATACAACGGGCCAAGCTATTGGCCGAAGCACAGGGACTGATAGCCAAGGCCGTCAAGGCAGGCTGGATGTCCTACCCGGAAGGCCAGAAGTTCCTGCCAGACGGCAGGCCGGACCCCATGCTCCACCCGGTAGAAGAGGTCGAAACCCAGAAGTACACCCCGGAGCTTTGTCTCAAAGCCTACCAGCTCAGGGACCAAGGCCTCGCCCTTGAGACCATAGGCAGGATCTGCAAGGTCCCCCGCGGCAGCGTGGTCTACCTCATCAGCAAAGGTCACGAGGCCCACCTCGCAGCAGAACGCCAATCCCATTGCCCGACAACCACCCAAACCCCTACCCTCCCCTCCGATGGATGATCCATTCCTGTACGCAGCAGCACCACCGACCAAGCCGCAGCCAGAGACCAAGGCAGGCACTAGGCCGTCTATGCACGTCTCCATGTACGCCTACGGCGGAGTGTCAGCCGCCTGCCTGATGTCCTGGATCGGCCTAGCCGCCCACTTCGCCCGGTCAGACCGCCAGACCGACCTACGGGCCATCCGCGAGGACGCCCTCATCAGCCGCTCACGCTGCAGGGCCACCAAGTGGTTCCTCGACTCCGGCAAGGACGTCTGGGTCCAGATCGACCACGACATCGAGTTCGACCCAGCAGACATCATCCGCATCGCGGAGCTCGCCCACCAGCACCAGGCAACCGTCTGCATCCCCTACTCCTGCCGGTCGCTCCCGGCACGCCCAGCGCTCCGCCCTTTAGCCGAGCACCTCCAAGCCCTGAAACACCAGCTTGCCAATGCCGAGTGCGCAGCGGAGCTGGTGCCGATCCGGATGTTCGCAAGCGGATGCCTCGCAATCGCTCGAGGATCGCTTATAGGCGCACTTTCCAAGCTTGGAGGGTCAGGAGTGCAGCCCCCATATAAAATCGACTGGTGCAAGGACGTGGCGGTCCCGGAGTTTCCCACCCTCTGGATGCCATTCGCCTTCGAGACCCTCCCAGGGCAGCCCGAATACCTCTCCGAGGACTACGCTGCAGCCCTCAGGCTGTCCCTGTGCGACGTCCCCCATTACGCCTACAAGCCAACCAAACAACTCAACCATTGGGGCGAATACCCCTACGGGTTCAAGGGTTATGCCGGGTAAGAAGACCAGAGCATCCCTGAATGATGTGGCCGCCAAGGCAGGAACAGATCGTAACCGAGTGACCTGGGCGTTACGTGATGACCCAAAGCTGTCCAAAGAGTTCAAGGATAAGGTCAGGAAAGCCGCAGAAGAGGTTGGCTACGTCAAGCCACCTTCCAATCAACATTGCAATTCAAAGCTGGATCAGGAGAAAGCCGACAAGATCGTCGAGGGTATCATTCTAAATAAGCCGCTTGAGAAGATTGCCGCGGAGACAGGGCTGTCCTCCCACACCACCTTCAAATACATCCGCGGGGTCAAGGTTCCATCCGATTACCCGGAGAACGAGGAAGACTGGCGAAAGGATGTGACAGGGTTCCTGGAGGTTGCTTTGTGGAAAGGCACTAGGCGTCTTGCCGAGGAATCTATGGCTTTTATTGATGACCGTAGCTTGCCCGTAGCGGTGGCGGTGCTAACAGACAAGCTGGCCACGATAAAAGGCCAGCCCACCAGCATCCACCTCGCCATGACCGCCTCCGTGAACCACCGAGACTTGATGAAGGACTTGAAAGAGCGGGACGTGACCCCGGTGAACGACGAGCAGATCCCGGATGGGGCCTGACCGCTTTACCGCTAAATGTCCGACCCCACCCGGAGCCGCCTTCCGAAAACATCGAAAACAGGCCTGTTTCAGCGCAATCGTGCACAATACGTATTATATTCACTTGGGAACGACGACACCCAGCAAACCCGCGTAAACATTGGTCGGAATGCGTGTCGAGGCACCTGCGACAGCCCAATGTCCTACCCCCCATCCCTCCCCGCGGTGCACAGGCAGCACCAGGCAGCCCCGGGCCCCCGGGGGAGGGGGTCGGGCATTCCGCGGTAGCGCTAAAAGTCGACGGGTTATAGAAACGAAAAAATATAGCAAATGAGCCAACCCCTCTGCCTCACCTGCTCGAAGCCTTTCGAGGTCATCAAGCAGCGCGAAGGCTCCAAGCAAAAGCGCTTCTGCTCCACCGCCTGCAATGACATCTGGTGGAACGAGCAACCGTTGCATCCCGTCATCCCTCGAGTCGACGCTTCGCATCCCCGTGCTGCCGAGTTACGGCAGAAGCGCACGCAGTTGGTCCTATTGGAGAAGGCTGACCCGTACACCTATGGTTTTATTCCTGACCATTGGGAGATTGCGAATGCCGAGTACCAGGCCACGCAGGAGCTTTTGATCTCTGGTGGTAATCGTGCTGGCAAGACGCTGTGGGCTGCCCGGCGTGTTGTGCAGACGCTGATTGAGAAGGAGAACGCCTCGGTGCTGTGTTGTCACACTAGCCATGCGACCTCGGTGACGGTGCAGCAGCCTGCGATCTACAACTACCTGCCTGTCGCGCTAAGGGCTACCAAGAAGGGGCGGATTCACTATCTGAACTACAGCCGGAAGAATGGTTTCACAGATGGCTCATTCATCCTGCCTAACGGCAGCCGGTGTGACTTCCTGAACTACACGCAGTCGGAGAACACGATTGAGGGTCGGGAGGCGGACCTGATCTGGTGTGACGAGTTGGTGCCGCAGAGCTGGGTGGATACGCTGCGGTATAGGCTGATCACGAGGCGTGGCAAGCTGCTGGTGACGCAGACACCGCTGGAGGGTGTGGCCAGCGTGTACAAGGAGTTCACGGCTGGGTCTGCGATCACGGCCTTTGCTGATGCTGAGTTGCTCAGGGGCAAACAGGCGCTGCCTACGTGGCCTGTGGGAAAGGCTGCCCGTACCATGGTGCAGGCTGGGACCAACCGGAGGGTGGTGTTTTTCTTTTCGGAGGACAACCCCTACAACCCGTTCGACGAGATGAAGTCGAAGCTGGTGGCATCGCCTGTCGGGCAGGTGTTGACCCGGGCCTATGGGTGGGCGAGCGACAGCATTGGGAAGGCCTTTGCGCGGTTTCGGGCGGACGTGCATTGCATCGAGGCATCCGCGGTGCCGCCTGGTGGCACGTTGTACATGGTCTGCGATCCGGCTGGTGCGCGGAATTGGTTCTGCCTGTGGCTGTTGGCGTACGAGGATGGGCGCCGGATTGTGGTACGGGAGTTCCCGGACTTCGCGAACTATGGGGAGTGGGCTTTGCCTGGGGAGAAGCCGGATGGAAAGCTGGGGCCTGCGCAGACATTGGAGGCTGGGAGGTCGATCTCGGAGTACCGTGCTTTGTTCCGGCAGATCGAGGATGACTTGGGCTACGGCGAGCCGGTCATGCGGTTGATTGACCCGAAGGCTGGCGGGAGTCCGGCGCTTTCTGAGGCTGGAGGCACCACGCTGATCGACCTGCTGGCGGAGTCTGATGACCCGACCGACGAGCCTATGGCGTTTTTACCGGCCCCCGGGGTGCCTGTGGACCAGCGTACCAGCGCGATCAACAGCCTGTTGTCCTACGATGCGACCCAGCCTTTGACGCCGTTGAACGAGCCTTCGTTGTACGTGGTGAAGGACTGCGCCAACCTGGTCTATGCGCTCTCGGAGCATACGGGCCGGGATGGGCAGAAGGGTGCGACCAAGGACCCGATCGACTGTCTCGGGATGCTGTTGGTCTCCGGTCTTGCTTATGTGGGCCGCGGGGGCTTTGATTCCCGCGGAGGCGGCGGATACTAAACCAGACACGTATGCAAGGAGATTCCTACAAGAAGGCGACCGACCTGATGGCTCGGGTCGGATCGGAGCCGGATGTCAGCGCATTGACCGAGGAGCTCCGGCGCTCGGCAACGGACTATGGTGTGATGGCCCGGGTGGACCGTGTCGAGAACGTGCGGTTCTGCCGTTGGGCTGGTCAGACCGATGACGGCAAGAAGTGGAATGATGCCGGCCGCGGCAAGCCTGCGTTCCCCTGGGACGGTGCCAGCGACACCCGTATTCCGTTGGCTGACGAGGTGGTGAACGGCCTTGTGGACCTCTGCAGCACCAGCTTCTGGCGCTCGATGCTCCGGGTCAGCCCGACCAACATCAGCCAGCTCGACCAGGCTGTGACGGCGCACAACCTGATGGACTGGACGGTGAACGCGAAGATGTACAACGACCTCACCCGCGAGGTGGAGCTGTTGTCGCAGTACCTGTGGACCTATGGGTGGGCTGGGGTGCACGTCACCTGGCAGCAGGAGTTGGGGCAGAAGGAGCAGTACCTGACGATGGACCAGGTGATGGCTTTGGCCGCGCAGTCGCCTGAGGGCTCGGTGCTGGCTGATCTGCCCAACCTGCTCGCGAACCCTGAGGCTGACGACCAGTCTGCGGAGCTGTTGCAGGCTGCCTTCCCGAATCTGAAGAAGCGTCGGGCGCTGAAGGCGGTGCGGGAGCTGCGCGAGGAGGGCGAGTGCGACTTTCCGGTGCCGACGATGGTGACCAACAAGCCGATGATTGCGGCCTTGGCGCCTTGGGACGAGATCACGTTCCCGCCTGAGACGACCGACATCCAGTCTGCCCGGGTGGTGTTCCGGCGTTTCTACATGACGGAGGCGCAGTTGTTGAACAAGGTGGAGACCGAGGACTGGGATGCGGAGTGGGCGCAGGAGGCCATCAACACGATGGGCCGGTTCAGCAACTTCGCGGACTACACCTACAGTTTGGGCATCGCGCAGAACTCGGTCTTGGACCGGGAGAACCTGATCGAGGTGGTGTATGCCTACCAGAAGGCTGTGGATGAGGACGGTGTGCCGGGCGTGTTCTACACGGTGTTCAGCCCTCAGGTGGGCGACAAGTGGGGCTACTTCGAGGCTTTGGACTATGCGCATGGCCAGTACCCGTTCGTGGTCTGGCGCTCGGAGCTGATCCACCGGCAGATCACCGAGAGCCGCGGTGTGCCCGAGGTGTGCATGACCTGGCAGGAGGAGGTGAAGGCGCAGCGCGACTCGGTGTTCGACTACACGAGTCTGGCCACGCTGCCGCCCATCGAGGTGCCCAAGACCCGCGGCGGCAACCTGAAGATCGGCCCCGCGGTCCAGGTGCCCGTCCTACGCCGCGGTGAGATTGGGTTTATGGCGCCGCCCGCCCGGGAGCCAGGGGTTGCCTTCCAGCTCATGGCCTCGGTGGAGGCGCAGACCGACCGCTACTTCGGGAGGCCGACCGAGAAGGTCCCGCCTGTCATCACCCAGATGCGGCAGCAGCGGCTGATCAACAATTGGCTGCATGGGTGGACCGAGGCTTTCCGCCAGGTGCTGGCTCTGACCCTGCAGTACATCGGCCCGGCTGAGATCCAGCGGATCACGGCCTCGCAGACGCCGTTGCCTGAGAACGTGCAGGACTTCGACGTGATGCTGAAGTTCGACATCCGGGAGTTGAGCACAGACCTGGTGACCGAGAAGCTGAAGGCTATCAGCTCGCTGGTGCTGCCGCTGGACACCGCCGGTGTGATCGACCGGGCCAAGCTGATCTCGGTGGCGCTCCGGGCGATTGACCCGACCTTGGCGACCGAGCTCGTGATGCAGCAGGGTCCGGCTGCCCAGAAGATGTTCAACGAGACCAACGACGAGATCGCGCTGATGAGCCTTGGCAACCCGCCGCAGCTTCGGGAGAACGATCCGACCGCGGCCATGCGCCTGCAGTTCAGCCAGCAGGTGCTGCAGAGCAACCCGAAGTATCAGGCCCAACTGCAGCAGGACCCGCTGTTCCAGGCTAACCTGCAGAAGTACCTCGAGAACCTGCAGTTCAGCATCCAGCAGCAGCAGAACGCGGTCACCGGCCGCCTGGGGGTGCAGGCGTGAACGAGGAGCAGCTCAAGGAGGCGCTGTCGGTCAGCGACGAGCACCCGGTGATCAAGGCGTTCCTGCAGATCATCTCCGACCAAGAGGAGTCCGAGGTGTTGGCCGGCATCCTGCCCAACCTGTCCGCCGAGGACCGTGCCTACAACTGCGGCCGGGCGGCTGCCATCAAGGATCTCAGCAGCTCCATAAGGCTGCTGCGAAGTGCTAGCCAGTTGACTTCCGGTCGGCCATAGGCTCTCACTCAATCAACGGCTTCTGGGTTGGCCTGTAACAACCCTGGCGCACCATACCCGGCTTGCAGGGTCTAAACCGCATGGACATCCCGAATGCTACTACGCAGGAAGCGACACCTGCCCAAAACACGGCACCGCCCCCGATCAACCCGATGCAGTTCGACGAATCGGCGTTGGCCAAGCTGCTGAAGACACGATTCAGCGGGGAGGAAGACAAGGCAGCACCCGTCGAGCAACAACCGCCGGAGTCTGAGACCGCGAGTGCGGAAGATCAGGCCGAGGCTGCGGAGCCGACCGCAGAACAAACGGAACCACGGGCCGAGTCGCCCGAGGAAGTTCTTTCGGAAACGGAGGAAGAGGAGGAGTCGCTGGGTGTGCGCAA